TGTCTGCGACCACTGAGAGAATTGTTCCTTTGCAGATAACTATCTCAAAGCGATCATCTTCTGAATCGAGGTACCATGTTGGGAGACCGGCACTGGGAAGAAGATACGCAGAAGGCGCTATGCCTTCGGATACGACAAATCTACCCGCTCCAGTCTTACCATGTACTTTACGGAATTTTGCTAAGCTCATTTTAATTTCTCCTCTTGTTTATTTTATAGTTTACGACGCCCCATCAAAGCATCGACGAAAAGTTCCTCTACATTATCTGAAATAACTTCCTTTTTGTCTGCTTCAACATCTTCTATTGAAACAACATTGTTTTCTTCTTTAGCATTTTCTGCTTCGGAGGTTATTTGTGGAACCGTAGTTGTGTTGATAGTTGCTTTTTTAGCTGGCATTTTTGCTATGTCTCTTAGTGAGTCGGCCAATGAAGAGGCCGTTCTTGTTACATGATCTGCAACGAGAGCTTCCCTATCGGACGCAGCTTCCATACCTGCATTTATTTTTGCATCTACAACTCTTTCTGCCAACACTCTGTGAAGAGCTGCCTTAAGGTTTTTGTTTTCTTCTTCAAGAAGTTTGATCCTTGCAGAGAAATCATTTTCTTTTTGCTCAGCGACTTCTTGTTTGTCGTTGAGTTCTTCTGATTTCTCTTTTTCAACTTCTTCATCCTGATTTGACTCAGGTTCTACTGCTGACTGTTCAGGCTTATCGGATTCAGCTTGTTTTTGCACGTCCGACTCTTCTTTTGTTTCAGCAGAGATCTCTTTTGTTTCCTGGGAAACTTTTTCTTCTGTTTTTTCTTCAGGTTTTACTTCTTCAGATTTATTTTCGACTTCTACTTCAGCGTCTTCCGCAGTAAGTTCTTTCTTTGCGGTATCTGCGGCTATAGCAGAAAGATCATCACTAAGTTCTTTTGCAACAGTTAAAATGTCTTCTTCTTCAACAATTGTCATTTGCGAATTCTCCTCATTATTAGATTCTTGTCCTTCTGATAGTAATGTAGTATCTTTAATAATATAATTATCGCTTTCATTTACTGCCATGGCGCTTAAAAATGATCCTTTAACTTGAAGATAGACTGGTCTAGATTCCTTTTTCTTCATACCTTGAAAAATTGATTTACTTTCACTAATTGAATAAATGTCTTCTTCGTTCATCTTTAAAATAAAAGCTGCACTCTTGGCAATCCAATCAGAATCGGTTACGCCCAAAGTAGCACCTGCCTTAGACTTGGACCTGACTCCAGACCTTTGGTCTGCTGGCTGATTAACAAATGAATATTCTTTAAAAGAAATGTTCTGCATATCAACAAATGCAAGTTTTCCTTTGTAAACTTGACCTCTTTTGTATTTTGGCATCTTGGGCCTACCGTTGGCGTCTTCTGCCGCAAGGTCTTCTCCGCTAATACTGCATATCGCTTTACCCGCTCTTCCGCCAACTGAGCCGGTTAAATATCTTTTGTCCATAATTTTTTGAGCAGCTACTGTATCTGTAATTGCTATTTGCAGCCTAACAAACGGAGAACCATCCTGCTCTTTATCCATTTTGGCAGCCATTACTCTGCCAATTGGTTCGGAAGTAAGATCGTGATTTAATATAATTGGCTTAGGATACGGATTTACCCAGGATTCAAGAGCTTTTTCTAATTCTGCTGCAGAGTAGTTATTGTAGTTTCCCGTTAATCCGCTCATGTATTGCAGCTACTTCTATAATTAAACCATTTTTAAAATCAGAAGATTCGGAAAAATTAAAATCAGATTCTTTAATTTCCGGCAATTCAATTACAAAGGTTTCAATAAAATCAAAGGCCATTTTTGATCTCCATTATTTTAAACTATGATTAATAGTAATATATTTTACACTATTAAACACTTTTATGCAAATATATGTTAGTTTTTATAATTAAAAACTTTAACTTTACTTAGTGCTTCAACATGTCTATTGTCGCCTTCTTTAATAAAGTTAGACAACTCTTGCTTTCCCATTATATGAGGAGTATATATATTTGACGCACAATATAAATTATATTCTTTTTCTCTGCAGTCTAAACTCCAGCCTAGATCTTCGCCCTGTGGATGAAATCTATATCTTGAGTTCATATATACTTTTTTAGACATCATCTTTGCCGCCATAATTATATCAGATTTAAATAGTGTCCCAATCGGATAATTATCATGCCTATAGGCTGATTGATCTTGCTGTTCAATCCAAGACATAACACTTGGAAAGTCCACTCCGAATGGAGTCATAAACATTAGCGTATTGATTGCGTCTATTTCTTTTTTTTGCAAATTATTAACTAATACTTCTATGGTATAAGGATTAGTTAGCAATATGTCCGAATCTAAACTGTAGTAATAATCCGGTTTTATTTCCTTTGCCTTATCTAATAAAGAGTTGCGCATAGAAACCATATTTTCATATTTTGAATATGTCCATCTTCTTGAACCTTCGACGTGCGAATGGTGAGATAAATCATCTCTTACTTCTATGTCAAATATATTTATATTTTTACTATTTTTTTTCCAATATACTAAAAAATCAATTGTCTCTTTATCGTCCACGCCTGCTTCAAATATAAAGCCAACATCTTTTATGTCAAAAGTTTGTCTTTCAAGACAATGAAACCAATAAGGCAAAATCCATTCTCTTTTATAGATTGGGCAGCCGATTAAAATCATTATTCTATTGAAACGTTGCTTTTATCCTCAACTGATTTTGTTTTAGCCTTAGACTTAGAGGGCGACTCAACGACTTCTTCTTTTTTTTCATTTTCAACTGTTTCTTGATTTTCTACTGTTTCGTCAGAACTCAAAAAATTTTCAATTGCATCAATCTTAAATTTCATTTCATCTATTACTGGCAATAATTGTTCTAGAATTTCTAGAAATTTTATATCAGCTAAACGTGTTTGGGCGTTATTGACTGCTTCAACTAAATTGTCGTAACTTTCTTGCGTTATAATCATTTTGGCTCCAGTTTTGTTTGTTCTTTTTCCTCTACATAATTATACTCTGGTTGGAGTAGTTTTTCAACAGTTACCAACCATGATAAGTCATCATTGTCAGATCTTTTAATGTTAGGCGATGTCTTTCTGCCGTTTTGATTTTGAGGCCTACTAGAATTTCCTACCCCTTTTCTTGAAGAGGGAAGATTTCTTTGACCTTTAGTAGCCGACTTTTGTCCATCCGAGCTTTTTGGGCTAGGAGCAGCAGAAGCAAGCCCCGCCTGCGCTTTCATCATGTCCATTTGGGTTTTTGCTTGCATGTTCCCAAAAAGTTTTTCCTCGTCAACTTCTGAGTCTAAACCTAATAGCAATCTAGCTTCTTCTATTGTAATTAAATTATTTACATATTTTTGTATTATATGGTTTTCTTTTTTAACTTGAGTGTCGACATCTATTTCTTTAAATACTAAAAAGCAGCGGTCAGATTGCGAATCTGCAGCGGGTGTTTCCAGCGGATTAAATCCACCCTCAAAAAGCAACTCGTTGAAGAGGTGAATTCTAATCATGTCAGAAAATTGTTTTTGCAGTTGTTTTATTCTATCGTATAAAGAAACGTCTAATCTTTCGGTTACAGATCTATTTCCACCGTTCATGCTCATACCTAAATGGTGTGGCGCTACGCCCAAACCAACGGCAACTCTTTCCTTAAAATGATCCACATACTTTGATGCATCGAGTGCTGTATTGTTTGCCCCAATTACATCAACTGCGTGTCTGAATGGAAGTATTAGTCCGCCTTCTGATCTTAAGTTCTCTATTTCTGCGGCGGCGCGTGAAATTTCTTCTGGCTCAGCTGGTTGATCTGCTGTTCCTATTGTGTATTTATATAATGGAAAAAGCTCTCTGTGAACTAGGTTCTGTATGTCCTCTTCCATCTGTCTTAGGGCAATTATGTCATCAAGTACTGTTGAAAGAAACGGAGTACCAAAAGCTCTTCCTGGCTTTTTCTCGAAGTGCATATGTATAACTCTATCTGCCGACCATACTGGGTCTCGATCGTTTGGAGAATAGGTCAACGGATCTGTTGCCTGCTGATAAGCCTTTGGTCTATTTTGCTTATCTCTTAAAATGTAAGTTTGTTCGGTTGGAATTAAATAATACCCAGCTATAGGTTGGGTTCCGCCAATTGCGTTTAGCTTATCTGGAAGGTAAGAGCTTATATCAGCTCTAGCTTTTACAATAAATACATTTGAATATTTTATTAACTGATCAGAAAGTTCAACTAGGAATTCTGCAAATGGCCTTTTCATGGTCATTTCCATTAAATCTATTCTTCTATATAAATATTCTACAGCCTCTGAATTTTCTCCTAATATTTCCCAGCCCTCTTTCCAAAATAATTCTTTATGTTTAGAAATAGCTTGGCGAACATATCCATCAGTGTCAAAAGCTTGAGTTATTCTATTAAAATCGTAAGGAGAAGGCTCAAAACTAGCTCTATGATCATAATAAAAATTAGATCCTCTAAAACCTAAAGCTAGAGCTGCTATTTTAAAACTTTTACCAAGAGCCTTAACATCGTCTTGATTAACTTTTTGCTCTTCTATTGCAAATAGATTTTTTGCAAAAGGCAAATAGGATTTTATGGCCATTTAAAACACCCTTTAAATAAGTTTAATTATATTATAATAGTAGCTACCTTAGGTAGTTACTTAATAGATTAGGTTAAGCTTGTTGGGTTGACTCAGTTGAATTTGTTCTATCAAACGAATTTTTGATAATTAAAAATTTTACAGACTCCAAGACTGCTATTGTTGAATCCTCTGGAAGCGGGCTTTCATACATTATGTTTTGATTTGTTATCGTAATAGTTATAACAGCTTTCTGCTGTGGTGTTTCCGTGTTTGCATCAGACATTAAAAATCATCCTCTTTTTCTTTTTCTTTAACTTTAGTTTTTGAATTAGTTTCTAGTTCATTTATATACAAAGTAAGTTGTTTTATTATTGCATCTTTTAGGACAAGCTGAGATGTTACCTCGTTTAATCTTTCTTGACATGCTTGAAGAATAAAATTCACTTGAATATTTGCATTATTTTCCATATATTTATATTATACTACTTTAGATTCTAGTTCTGCAACTTTTACGCTTAGTTCTTGAACTGCCTTAACAAGCAGAGGTATAAATTCCATTTCTTTCCACATTTTTGGCTTCCATGCGGACAAATCAAATACGCCCCCTGGTTGATCTTTTGGTAGCGACGCATCAGGCGATTCATAAACCGTAAGATGTGGTTGAGTTTCTGTTATTTCTTCTGCTATAAAACCATATGATTTGTTAAATTCGTTTATTTCTTTAGCTTCATCAGTCCAAGCCTCCTTAGTCCAAGGGTCAATTGAATCAAAGGCATCTATTTTCCAATTAAAAATTCTTGGCCTAACTGTCTGCAGAATGCTTAAGGCATTGGGTATATCTTCTATGTTGTACTTATATTCTCTTTTTGAAGCTGGAGAACACAATGCCTCTACTCCACCTGCGCCGATGTACTCTGGCGGTTGTAGTAGAAGAAGTTGAGTTAAAAATTCCTGTACATCTATATCTAAAACCTTGATCTATAGTTATGTTTCTACCAAACATCGTACCGAGAAGAGTCTACTTGAAAGTTTCCATTTGGACCAATACTTATGCTGCCACCGTTAATAAATGGACTATTTATTTGTATCGTCGCTGTTATTGTTCCACCAGAAATTCTATCTGCGCTAAGTGTTCCTGTTGTGATTTTGTCTCCATGGATTGTTGTTGAGCCGCCATTGATCGTTGTTACAACTTCACCAGCTGTTATTTTGGTTGAGGCTAAATTGTATGCAGAGTTTGCGTCGTCTTGAGCGTTATTTGCTGTGTTCTGTGCGTTGTTTGCTGTGTTCTGTGCGTTGTTTGCTGTATTGTTGGCGGTGTCTGCTGTATCCTGTGCGTTATTTATCGAGGCTAACGTTGATCCGCCAGTAATAACAACATTGCCCGAAATGCTTAGGGTGCTTCCATTCCAGGTAAGTTTATCGCCTAAAGAAAAATTTGTTGCTCCCCCATTGTTGGCTACATAAAAACCAGTATTGCTTGATGCGAATGAACCTGCGCCATAGTACATTTTATCGGATTGTATTATTAAGCCACCTACAAAGCCGCTCGTTATTACATCCTCTGCGGCTTCTTCTGCCTCTTCTTCGCTGACTGGCGTAGAACCATCGGGAAATTTTAGTGTACCCTGTATGGTTAACGCACTCCCGTCCCAAGTAAGTTTATCGCCCAAGGAAAATTTACCAGTATTATCTACGTAAAAAGCTGTGCTATTATTACCATAGGTTCCAGTACCAAAAAATATTTTACTAGAATTTATAGTTAGACCAGCTACAGATCCACTGGTTATAGCGTCTCCATCGTCAAAAGTTCCTGGAGTAGTACCATCGGGAAATTTTAGTGTACCCTGTATGGTTAACGCACTCCCGTCCCAAGTAAGTTTATCGCCCAAGGAAAATTTACCTGAACCATCTGC